CTATCCTTCACAGATTCTATACCCGAATCTATCGATTTATTAGCATTTTTAACAACAAACCCATCTAAATCTCTTTTAAATTTAAATTTATGTTCTGGTGATGATTCAGAATAAATTATACCAACAGGTTGCTTACTAACCCAATTAATACAATGTTCTATAGTTTTACTACTTAGATAATACTCATCAACCACAATATACCTATCATCACTTGTAACAGCTATTTTAAGTACTACACGCTTATCATTCCACCCTGAATCATACCCGTATATATACCCTTTAACATTAAAATCATCTAAATTAGATACAACATGCGTATTGCGAGTAAATGTATCATATACCCTACCAGATGATACGCTAAACCCACCATATAATCCTTCATCTTCCTTTCCCTTATTAGTTCTTTTTAATCTATCTTTTACATCATCAGTTAAAAATGGATTATTAAGCACACTTGCTGTTATAGTATCAATGTTCCAATATATTTTTTCATCACTATTCATCCTCTCTTTTTTTTCGAACAAATGATAATACTGGTTATAACCATTAGTAGTTGTTGTACTAATTATCCCATATGTTGGCTCATTATCAAACCTATTAAGTATCATCCGTATCAAATCATACAAATTATTATAAAACGCTGTTTCATCCATCCAAGCTCCGTTTAGATTTGTACCCTTTAAACCATCCCAATTCTGGGATGTAGCAAAAAATATCTTACTATTGTTTTTTAAAATTAATATCTTATCCGTAGCATTATAAGATTTAACAATAGGTGATTCTGATGGATTATTACCATCGCAATCAGGTAACTGCTCAAAAAAAGTTTGGAATGTACTCCGTTTCCCCTCTTTATTACTGTATGCTACAACAGCCCATTGCGTATCAGGTATTTTATGTGCGTTGTATAAGATTGCACGAGCACCTAAAACAGATTTTCCAGAACGAAAACCACCCCTAAAATCTACAATATCCACATCTTGCTCAGATATAAAACTATTTAATGCTTTCTTTTGCGAACTCCAAATATCATAGGTTAGTGTATCCTGTTCTGCATCATAATGTATCCCTTTCATAGTTAATCACCATCACCATCATCATCTTTTACACCACCATGAACATCAATTGTTCTGAATTGTATATCTGTATCTTCATTTGCTTTATTATCAACTACAATTTCATCTGGTTGTTTCTTAACTCTACCAGATTGTTGTAAAAATTTTTGATATTTTAAAATCATATTACCAGCATCTTTTTCTTGTTCTTTTTCCATTAATTTTTGGATTATAGATTTTAATTTCATTCCCATATCTACTTCATAATCTGAACCTAAATGATTACGTAACCATAATCTCAGATAATGTATATCTTGATATAACATCTCTCTACTTATATCAAACTCATCTGCTAACTCAAGTTTATTTATATTTTGTAGATTACCATCTCTAATCCAACATCTATATAGATAATTTCTTCTTTCATCAACATTATAATCGCTCATTTTTTTATCTTCAGGTATATTTATTAAATCATAATTTTTATTTTTTATTTTATTGCTTAACGTATCAGGGTAATTACTCATATATAATATATAATTATATGTTTGTAAAGGTTTTTTTATCTGATTTTAACTCAATTATATAATTAAGTACTAATGTATTAATATGGTATACATCATATACTCATTTTAACCAACATATATTTACATTTTTAACCAACAATTACTATTTTATCTTATATAATAACGGGGGGTACACACCCTTCTTCACCATCATCAACTCAGAAAAGTGTACTTAGCCAGATATATATAAAAATAAAAATAGCTAAAACCCCAATAATACGCATAATCACTTATAACTGAACGTATATTTTCTCAAAAAATCTCCTCTTTTTCCCAAAAAAATCTCTTTTATTTATTTATTATTATATTATGTATGGGTTACTTTCTGTAGAACGGGGTGTAGGTGTACACCAAACCCCTTGTGTAGTTAACGTGTACATGTAACGGGGTTTGTAAAAACCAGTTTTGAATATTTATCGTAATTATGGTATAAATAAATAACCCTTAAATCTAAACCATAAGTATAAGCTCTCTAAGTACAATATAATTTTTTAAAGTAGTATATATATTTACTTACGCACACTTTTCTTAGTTGATGATAATGAAGAAGGGGTTTACCCACCCCCCTTATAAAAACAGTATTTATTTGATTTTATCATGAATCCGTTTTAACTGAGCACTATTTATTGTACAATCATCATAATCATAATCATATATTTCAACCAGCATTAATTCTGCGATACTTTTATTATCGTATTCGTATTTTTCGTATTGTTCTGAAAATACACTAAGATAATCTAAATCATCTTTAGTTAAATTTAATTTATTTTGTTTATTTACTAAATGTTGCATTAATCCTTTATTATCACTAAGCGTTACATTAAAACCGTATCCGTTATCTCTGAACAAATCAAGGTAACAATCATTAATTTTAGTAACGCTTGTTGGTATAATATTTGTAATTTGTTTTTTGTTTATATTTTCAGCACTTAGAGGTACAACTTTACTTGTTATCCATATCATTGTACCCATTAGTGTAGCGTTATCGTAGTTATTAGCTTGTGTTTTAAGATGTTGCTCTGATTTAACTACTTCATCACGTAAAAATAATAAAAATTTTTTAAAATCACTTGTGGTGTGTATATTATTTACGTATAACATTTGGTATTCTTCGAGTGATGTATTGTGTATATCTCTATTTATATCAAATTCATCTTTAATTGTTTTAAGTTTATCACTTATATCTGATTTAGTTACGTTATTAAAATCGTATGCTATTTCATCTACTGTAACAGGGAAATTTGCTATTCGAATGGTTGCTGCAATACTATATGCTATTTTATGTTCTTTATCATCGGTATCTATCGAGTTATATATTTTATTAAATGTGTTATGTAGTTTATCCATATGATAATCTTTTAATATTTTTTCTTCTTCATCCGTAAATTTATCATCGAATTTTGAATTCATGTTTGAATTATTGTTATTTAATTGTATAGGGGTTGCGGATTTTAGTTCATGGGAGTCGACCCATTTATAATAATTCCTCGTATATTTCATCTCTCCAACTTGTAGCAATATCTTCTTTATCATTATTATCATCAATATTTAAACGATGATTAAATAGCGTAAGTATAAATTTATAAAGTACAGATTTACTTCCAATATTATTTGATAATAAATATACTTCCTCGTTATCATTTAATTTATTAACGCTCGTAACTCGTATATGATTTTTACCAACACTCTCAAACATAACAATAGGTTCTTGGTTATAATCAATTGTTATACAAGAATCTCTTTCCGTGAGTATTAAATAATTGAATTCTTTTACATCAGATACGGATTTTAATGTTAAGCTCATGTGTATAGTATAGTTTTTAATTACTAAAGGGTTTACGGTTTTTATTCATTATACTCTGTTATATTATATTCAACGATTAATTCATTGTATAACCATGTTACACTTTCAATCTCAAATCTCTCTTTTTTGATATGATGGTTTTTAGCTAATTCATTTTTAACCATTGGTATATATTTATTCTCTATTTTTTTTAACTCTATATCGTTTTTTGTTACATTTGTTTTGTATGTACTATTTGTATGCGTTATATTATAATTAACTTTAAAATTATAATTTTGATAAATAATTATACTAATTAATGCTATTATAATTACAGATAATATTGTATTAATTACCATAGTTAATATATAATTATAAGTTTGTAAAGGGGTTGCTATTTTTAACTCAATTGTATAATAAAATTAAATCAATAAGTAAAATAGATGATAAAATAAATACTATCATACTAAAACCAACAATAAATGGTATATAATTAACAAATGTTAAAAATAACAAGATATTTGATACTATCAATAAAAACAACACTAAATAATTATGTATAGGATGATTCATACATAAATAATAATAATACAACCCTATAAGTGTACCTATAAGAATAACAATGTTATACCAAATGATAGTATTAAAAAGTTTAAATACCACCATGGGTTTTTACGTATAGTAAATATATAAGCAAAAACAGGTATATAAAACCTTGGTAATATGCTTAAAACACTAACACCAAAACTTGCTAAAGCAACATCAGTTAAAAACAATACACCAATAATAGGATGTATATAAGTAAATAATAAAGCACTAATAATACCTATATAAACACCAAGTTGTACCGCATGTATTTTATTTATACTTAGATATGTATGAGCAAAATAAAATAACGGTTTTTTACCTAAATCTTTATCTATTTGTTCTTCTTTGATTTTTTTAAAAATACTTTTATCCATTTAATCATCACCACTTTTAATATTATAATTATTATCATCATTATTACTTATTTTATCATCTATGCGATGAACTAAATTATTTATATCTTTCATATCGCTTTTAATTTCATCTATATCTTCTTTTTGAGTTTCTAACCTTTCATCCGTTCTCTTGATGAATCCTATATCCGTATCATCATTATCCATACCAAATAATCTTTGTTCCAAAACTTTATATTTTTTAATATATATTTTATTATCTTTATAAAATTTATACATTAATGATATAATTGTAGCTGTAATCATTATTAGTATCTCCAGAAAATATTCAAAAATTATTATATCCATGTTATTTATATATACATACTATAATTGTTTAAGCTTTTTATCTACTACGTATTGGGATTATTACACTAATACGTTGAGCACCCGTAATATTATCTAATTCATAAGATACAAATTCTGATGAATTATGTAATTGAATTTCATCAATAATATCAGTATCATCTGTATCCTCTGAAAAAGATATAAATTCAATTTCAATCGTACGTTCAGATATGCTAACTATATTTATTTCATCTGATTCATATATAATATCATTATCATCTATAAATTTACCTGTTGTTATTTCATCTGTTTTATTATCTGATAAAGCATTAATAAGTGGTGTTATATTTATATCATTATCTGTATCAATAGTAATTTCTGTGTTATATTGAATAATTTTATCCTCAACCCCATCTGATTTAAATGTTATTTCACGTTCAGATTTAATATTAGAACCATCTTTACTTGTAATTTTTGCTCTATATATTTTATTTGGTTCTAAATTTACTGTACGTGTAAATGTACCTGTACTTGTAACAACAAAACTATCTATTATTTCATTATTGATATAAAATGTTATAAATCTTTCTGATATATTATTATATTCTTCAATATCTAATATTAAATCAGCACTATTTGGTGTTATATTATTTACAGTAAATGTATATTTTAGCCCCTCTGTAGTAAATTTAACCCAATCACCATTATATTCCTTGCTTATATCATCTAATGTAGTAAATTGAACTATATCACCATTATATTCCCTATCTATATCATCAAATTCTCCTTCGGTTGTTTCTGTTACCATAGTATAGTATATATTAATCTTAAAAATGTTTAAGGGTTTATAATTATTAAATATTACTCCTCTATCTCAATATCCCCTTCAATCTCTGTTTAAATCGATGATTATGTTTAAGATTCAAATGTATCAGCACTACCTCTAAATTCATATTCTTTCGCTTCATCTAATCCTGTAACTGTAGTACTAAATTGATATGGTAACGTAATATCATCTATACTAACAGATATAATTGGTTGTTCTGTTACTGTATTAGTTTCTGAATCTCGATATTGAATATATAAATTCAATCCATCTACACCTTCAACATCTGTTACTTCTGCTGTTAATTTAGCACTGGTATCTGTAATATCTTCTGCTGTTAATGTAGTTATAGTAACATTTATGGTTATTAATATATCTTGTATTTCAAGTTGAACTTCTCTTTCTAAATTTTTTAGGATAGGATATCCATCATCATCTGCATCATTATCAGATTCTAAAATTACACTCCATGTATTTTCAAAATCAAATCCTTCCATATTGGTTTCTGCATCTTCACCAATCATTTCATCTGTAGTTAATCCAGTACCACCATCAGATTCATCTATTTCACTTGATTCAGTATCCCAATACGATTCACTCACTATACCATCATTATTTCCAACTAATCCACCTACATTATCTTCTTCACCAGTTACACTTCCAGTAGAATACGATTCAATCACACCACCACTATTCTCTCCAACTAATCCACCTACATCATTATTACCACTTACACTACCAGTAGCATACGATTCAATCACTTCACCAAAATCATTATTCCATCCAACTAATCCACCTACTCTATCACCTTCACCAGTTACACTACCAGTAGCATACGATTCACTCACTATATTAGTATTTTCTCCAACTAATCCACCTACAAGATTATCACCAGTTACTGTACAAGTAGCATACGATTCACTCACTTCACCAGTATTCCTTCCAACTAATCCACCTACTCTATCACCTTCACCAGTTACTTCTCCAGTAGCATACGATTCACTCACTTCACCACCACTATTCTCTCCAACTAATCCACCTACACGGGAATCACAATTTATATCAGCATTTACAACACCAATATTCATAATAATACCTTCATTATCTCCAATTAATCCAATATTTGATTCATCGGGTCTATCTATTGTTAATCCTGTTATTTCATATCCTTGCCCATCTAAAGTACCTGTAAATCCATTATCATCATCACCAATAGGTTCAAAATTTTCAAATGAAGATAAATCTATATCATTTACTAATTTATACTCACCACTTAAATCATTACGTATATCATCAAATTCTTCTGCGGTTGATATTTCTGTTACCATAGTATATTATATATTACTTTTAAAAATGTTTAAGGGTTTATATTATCTTTTTCAGATAGTATAATATTAATTTTATCTATTGTAAAATCACATTTGTTTTTTGATGTGTTATTTATTTTTATACTTATTGTTGTTTTATTAATACTTTTTACAGATATTGGGCAATATTTTCTGTGTTCAGTTGGATATTTTGTACTTATACTTATTCCGTATTCATCACTATAATCTTTATCTACGGTAAATTCGTATATTTTTTCTGTATTTGAATCTACTGTTACATCAAAATTAGTGTATTGGTATTTATCATATGTTTCATTTTCATCATAGTTATCATAATCTATTTCCATATATAATATATCAGTATAAAATTGTTTAAGGGTTTAGATATTGTAGTAATGTATCTGATTCTGCGTTTATACCTATTTCATTCCATGATTCATCTTGTTCTGCTGGATATTCACTTTTTATTATTATTTTATCTCCATCTTGTGTTATATCATTAGTTATATCTAATTCATCTGTTTTATCATCATCTAATGATTCCGTTTCTCTCCGATTTTGGGTCGACCCATCTCCGAACCTGTGTTCTATTGGTGTATCATTATCATCATCGGTAAGAATATCTATTAATAAATTACGAGCGTATTTTGTTCCGATTTTATTTTCTTCAACGGTTTCTTCACTAATTGTATTATCATCTTCATCTTTTATTATTTTTTTAGTGGTTGTTTTAAATGTTATTGTTTTTACACCTGAGATACGTTGTGTAGATTGTTCATCGATAACTCTATCCTCATCACCTTCCAACCTTAATATATTCCTGTTGTTTTCCGTAATTACATCTGTTATTTTACCCATAGTATATATTATTATTATAATTGTTTAAGTTATATGTATGATACTCTGATTGTATCTGATAATTCATTAATAGCTTGCGGAGATTGTATTGTAATTGAATATGAACCTAAATCACTTACATCATCATCAATTATACTTATATTTACGGTATCATTTTCATCAATTGTTAGTGTACCGTTATTTACTACACTCCCATCTCTCAACATCGTAAAACGTGTTGTTATTTCAACATCTGTTAAATTTTCAGCTTCAAAATCAGCTGTTATCTTATGAGGTGGTGTATTTAATACTCCAAGCTCGGAGGATAATGATAAATTTTTAAGTTCTATCACATCATCTTCTTCTAAATCAACTTCTTCTGGGTCTCCGAGATTTAACCATTTATATTTTTCTATTTGTGTTACCATATATAATATATATCATACAAAATGTTTAAGGGTTATTTTTTAAGAGTTATTTTTGTAGTAAGGTTTTCTGTTAATTCAATTTTTTTAATTGTAAAAGTACCTATTATTTCTTTTAAATCTACACTTATAGATTCACCGATATTTAATTTATCGTATAAACTACTATCTGCTATTTCATATGTAATTTTTGTATCTGTAAATCCTTTATCTTCTGTTTTTTGTTGTGCTAATCTTTTAGCATCTGTTCGTGTATTTATACTCCTATCTCTAATTCTTTTTGTGTTTGTTATACCGTAAAATTTAACACTACTATTATTTGTATATGTTACTTTTATATCGTTATCACCTTCAACTATTACTTGATTTATTATTTCATCTGTATCGAAATCAATATCATCATCAACTATCAACATTTTATCATTTATTGTTTTATCTGTATCATCTCCATTTTTTTCAACAACATTTAATACATCATCATCTGTTATTATAGTATAATCAATACTATTTATTAATGATTCAATGGATACGTATAAATTATTAGTAAATTTACGTGTAGTTAAATCTGATAATGAGTTTAAATTATCTGTATTTAAAGTTAAATCAATATCTCTATCTATAATATCATAAACTTGAAAAGAAATTGAATCAATAGCTAAAGCTCTACCTTCTTGCGTTTTTCCATTAGTATCTACAGTTATTTGTAGTGTATTATTTTCATTTAACGAAGAACCACTAATAGTTGCTTTTTCAGCATTTAATTCTAATGTAACACGGTTATCTACGGTATCTAATCTATCTATTTTCCAAACATAATTTTTATCATTATATTGATATTCTACCTTTAAATCAAAATTACCACCTTGATTATTTATAATTAAATCTATAAATAATTTTTTAAATTCATCTTCATCGATATTTAAATCTGAAATCGTTACTGTAAATTCACCATCTGTTTTTGGTGGTAAACCACAAAATAAAGTATTGTTACCAACTCTTTGTTCTGTTATTTCCTTAAAATCTGTAAGTTCGAATTCAGGAAAATCAGAATCTACATTATTTAAATCATCACCTCGATAAACTATTGATGTGCCTTTATCTGTTATATCTTCAGTAATTAATTTTTCAATTATTTCTCCCACTGGTTCACGGTAGAAAACTCTTCCGCTGGTTTCATATTCTTTTAGTTTATTTAATTTACCTCTTATTTTTAATTTAGCTGGTGTATCTGTTGTATTATATTTAATAATGTTACCACTAAATAAGATATTATCTTCATTATCATATATTTTTATGGTTTCGCTTTTATTTATATCAGATATTTCTTCTCCATCATATAATTCTACTGTAGCTATATCAGATTCGAACTCAAATGTTTTGATTAAATTTATACTTATAATAGATTCTAATTCTATATTTTCATCTGTTCTTTTTATGGTTACCATTAGTTATATATTAGATAAATTATTGTTTAAGTATTATTATTTAATTACCTATATTATCAACTTGATTAAATGTTATTGTTGCTTGATAAGCATCTGGTTCATCACTTAGATTTTGAGATGATATATTATGGTTTAAATCACTCCATACACCTTCTATTTCATCGGTATATCCACCTCTATTCCATTCAAACGTTGTTTTACCTTGTATTACATTAGCCCATCTATTTATTGCTTGTTCAAGTTCTCTCGTATATCCATGTGCATCATTATCGTATTTACTACTATTTGGATAATCATCACTGGTTATATGGTTACCGATACTGATTGTTATAACACGTTCTCGTGTTGCTATATTTACGTTATATGCTACTAATCTATCCGTTAATGCTCCAACATCATCTAATATTAAATTGTTACTTATTGTTGTATCTATATTTGTAACATATAGTGTAAATGTTTCACTATCATCTGGAGATATTAATTTTTGTTTGGCTACATCAGGAATATTATTACTCATAGTTTAAATATATTTTTTTAATTGTATAAGGTTTATTAATTATAATTTACGTTCTATATCATCTTTTAATTCATCTGATATTTCACCAACTAATCTTCTCTTTTCGTTCGGATTCAAGTTTCCTAAATCAATATCTTCATCAAATTTTACATTTATATTGCTTATTGATACGTTTGTTTCATTGTTTTCGGTTGAATTTGTATCTGTACTCATTACTTGTGCTTCTGTTTTTGTTGTTTTTGTTGTTGATTCTGATATATTTGCGTTTACATCACCAAATGAAGGTATAAAATCACGGATACGGTTACCGATATTTCTAAATCTATCAATAATATCATTTTCAAAATCAATTATATCTGATGTTAAATCACTAATAAATGTTTTAATTCTCCCAAATCCATTTATTACTCTATCTACAGCACCTCTACCTATACTGGTAAATCCATCCCATACATCATCTACAAATTCATTAACCGCTGTAGCACTCAAACGAGTTACATCTGTAATCATAAATAATTCTGAGAGGAATAATGCTAATGCTCCCACAATAGCTATTATTATACCTACAGTACCACTTAGTACTGCACCAATACTACCTATAACACCTAAAACACCTTTACCAATTGCTACGATACTACTAAATATACCTGTTAAACTTACAGCTTTAGCTATATATCCACCAATAGCAACACTACCTAAATTTAACCATGATGTTAATCTCGATATTGTACCTGTAAGATTATTAGCACTTGAACGAGATTCATTCATGTTCTGATTTAAATTTCCAAAATTATTTCCTGCTTTTTCAGATTCTTCTTTTGTTATATTTATTTCTTCTTTGATATTTTTTAACTCATTTATTGATTGTGTTGCTTCTTTTATTTCCACCCCTAAGCTTAATGTACCAATACTTACCATACTATAATATTACTTTTAAAAATGTTTAAGAGTTTTTATCTATTTGCTCTTCTTTATAAATTTCGAACTCCGAGTGAACGGTTATTAATCTATTTGCTTCTGCTATTGATATATGTTTTAAATCTCTGTAAGATAATCCTATTTTGTTTATTAGTATATATTTCATCACTGTTAAATTATCTTTTATAGTTGTATCTTTACTACCCCTAACAGCTTTTTTTAGTTTCCCTCTTCTACACCTAAATCATTTAATTCATCCAGTGGATTCCCGATTTCATCCATCAATTTTTGCGAAAATTGAAAATCCATAACCTCAAACGCTCGATTAGGTTTATCTAAACTACTATCTACAATTTTTGCTTTTAGGTAATCTTTTATAAATCCATTTAGTTTTATATCATCTTTACCGTTTTTTGTAACAGTATTATTATCTACTAAATTCCAGATATCATCAGCACTTAATTTTTCTTTAACTTCAAATTTAAATTTTTTATCGTTATATGTTATTTCGATATTTGTTGTTGTTTTACTATATAAATCATCAATAGTACCTAATTGTTTACTCATATTATAAATATAGTTATTAAATTGTAAAGGGGTTACTATTTATAGTTAATTGGGGTCGACCCACTTTATATGATTATCTCAACATCTTTTGCTTCAATACTAATATCTGTTGTTAATTCTTGTTCAATCGGTATATCGTGTGGAGCATCAGATATAACACAATCTATTATTTTAATCTCAATTTTTTTATCTCCGTTATCAAATTCAATTGTAATATCAAACTCTTCATCATCAATTAATTCTTGATAGATATCTAATTTATCAACACTTATCGTTAAATCTACATCTATTTCTGCGTTACCAATACTAATAGTACTTGGTTTTGCTCCACCACCTATAAAATGCTTAAATTCAGAATTATTATTAATATCTATATTTAAGTTTTGTACAGTAGCTATTTCAATCCCAAACATTTCAAGTAAAGAAGCATCAATGAAACTCCACGGTTCTTCATCCAAAATATCTGTATCTTCTTGTTGTTTTTTACTATCATCCATATCAACATCTGTAGCAATAACATTTAATTCAACTACTAAATCATTATCTACATCAATACTGATGCTACCATCTTGCACAACAGTACCTGAGTAAGTTCGAACGAAATTATTATCTGGATGTTCAGATACAGCTTGTATAGTATTACTTACAACACCACTATCTTCTTTTAATTTTATTGTTTTTACACCGTTATCTTCATCGTATTTACCCAATAAATAATAAAACGGTTTATAATTAACAGGTTTTACAGTTATACTTGCATCATCAAATGTAGTTAAACCTCTCCGTATTCTATCGGTTTTTCTCCCTCCACCAATATAATTTTCTTTTTCTAAATTTTTTGATAAATCTGGAAGTGAAATATCTTCGCTGATTAAACCTAATCCTTCCATATTATCTATTGATTCATCCCCTAATTCTTCTTCTTCTTCAATTAATATATAACTATCTTCTGATTTATATAATCTCATATTATAAATATAGTTATAAAATTGTTTAAGGTTTTACACCTCTGCGTTTTAATTGTATAGTTAATGTTGTTATATCATTACTTAAACGAGGTTCATTTATACCAATATCTGAAACATCCCATGTATCCCAATCACCTGTTAAATCTGAACGTGTGTTATTTTGATTTACAATACGTATTATTTCCTCGTATATCAAATCTACATTTCCAGAAGTTGAATGTATAGTTAATAACACACTACTTGTATAATTAAAACTATTTTTACCTACATCTAACGGTTCTACCGTTCTGCTTTCACCTTGTATTTTAATTTCATCTTCAGCTCTTTTGTTTATTGCTTTTCCTTGTTGATTATTTTTATTAACGAATGCTGGTTTGTTTACATAATTAGTATCCCATTTATCATCTAATTTTTGTTTTATAATATCTACAGTATTCCAATTAACCATATATAATATATTATTGTAAAATTGTTTAAGTGTAATTATATACTATTAACATCAATTCCATCTTCCTGAATACCGAACACAGTAACACCACTATCTAATAAATTACCTGTATCGATTTTATTTGCTTGTTGTAATTTATTATTACTACTAATTAATATTTCATCCATTATATTTTTTATGATATCTGAAAATATATTTTCATAATCATTTTCATTTGCTCTTTTTTCAGCGATTGGTTTCCACTTTTGAGTAAATTCATCAGCAGTACGTGTTAAATAATATACACCTTCTATACCATCTTGATATATTTTATTAATTATTGCGTATGTTATATTTTCTGCTTCAGCTTCATCTGTAGTAATATTACGTTGAACCCATTCATGTATTGGTTTAAATGGGGGTTTTTTGTTATCGTAAGTTGTATCAACCTCCACGAATAAACTGTATGGTGCTTTATAGATAACCATACCTTCAGCATCAGATATATCTTCAATCAGATTATCAATTAAATCTGTATTTAAATCTAATTCTACATTTATATCCATATTATCTCACACCTTTATAACGGTTTATTATATCATTTATTTCTTCATTCAATCTTGATGTATATTCATCTGGTGATACAAAATCAACTTCATCGCTTATTATTTGCCCAAATGCATCACTGTTAACTAAATCATATACAACCATTTTAGCTACACACTCTTTTACATCGTGAGGTATGTTGTTTTTTTCTCCATATGTATAATCTATTTTAATACGTGCATCTTTAAATCTATTATTACCGATACCTCCACTTGCGGTTTGATAAAAAGCACTGGTTTTAATACGTANNATACCGTTAGTTTTATCAATTAAATATTCATCTTCANTTACATTTTTTGATTTACCTACATTACCATCAGTTATTGTTTTAATATTATCTATACTATTTATCCTTTTATGAGGTAATTTAACACGTATATATTGTTTACGTTTACCGCTTAAAGTAGGTTTTAATGTATTAGTAGCACTATATCTACTTGTTGTATCTACACTTTGAGTATAATCAGGATTAATATCTATTTCTAAATCTTTTACTTCAATTAATCTAAATGCTCGAACTTGTATTCTACGCTCAAATTCATCTGTTTTATTTTTAATCATTTTTTCAACTTGCGTTTTTGATGGATTACTATCATCCGAAAATGAAAATGAACGCAAATATAATTTAACATCATCTATATCAGCATACACTATGTTATCATCTACAGGTGTCCCTCTAATTCTGTTAATCATATATAATATATTATTGTAAAATTGTTTAAGGGTTTAGATATATCTCATATATATTATAAAAAATTAAAAATAAAATAAAATAAAATAAAATAAGATTTATTTTATGCTAAGTTCTCGTACTTAACTATGCGTTGTTTAGCTTGTGATACAAATGTACCAAATGCGTGTGTATGTACGATTTGAGATACATCACTGCCATCAACACCTTGAGCTATAGGTGTAACAGTTAAATCACGTAGCATACCAAACCAGTGATTACTTGCATCAAACCCAAACATTACTCTATCATCATCAACATCAGGTAGTCCCTGAGATTTTACAACTGGTACTCCATCAACTTCCAGAGTTTTGAATCCAAATGAAAGTGTATCATCAGGAGAATCGAACCTTAAGAAATCATCAACGCTATCCTTAAGGTTAGCGTAACTCCGAACATCAGTTACAATTATTGTATCATCAGGTGTTAAACCAGTTAATTCTAACTCTGTAATTAAATCACGCACTTTACTTTTTGTAGCTGATTCTAACTCAGCATCAAATGTATTTTCATCTGTTACCCAATCATTCAATCCTTCGAATCCTTCTTCATCCGCATCTGTACCCATTAATGCTTGTTCTTCCTCGTATAATCTCACAGATTTTGCTTGTTGTGATATTTTCATATCTCTCGGATTATATCGAGATGCAGCTAATTGAACCATATCTGTAACTCTATTTTTCCTTCCGTAACTGTGTACATTGTACACATACTTTTCAATCGTATCATTATTGGATGGTACTTCACCATCTTCATCAAATGAATCAGCTTTACCAAGTTCTGTGATTTCATCGATTCGAATTTCTGTTGAATCTACAGCTACACGAGGTAAAACCTCAGCTATTGGTGTAAGCTTTTCATCTGTATCTACAATATCATCAGATACAAATACAGGTAAACTTACTCTACCTGTATCTAATGATTTTTCTGCTGCTTTTCTAAGAGGAATTCCATCACGCACAAGTGAATCGAATTTTTCGAACTTCTCACCCCATTCACCTTCTTCGTAGAATTCCGCTCTTTTATCTATAACTGAACCCTGATAGCCCATTACATCTTTATATACTCTTAATCCATCATTATTCTCTGCATACTGCTTGAGTGCAGTATTTTTTGTACCACTTAATCTACCGTTTGATTTTACAGTTCTGTTCATTTGCGTTTATATAATTGTTAGTGATTTGTTTAGGGTTTTGGTGTAATAATAGTGTAATAAGAGTGTAATAACTATTAAAATAAATAGAATGAATAAAAAATTAATTATAATTTACCAAATCGCTCCTTCATCTTTTTCATCATATTCTTCATCTGTAGATTCATATTTCCAAATTGCTCCTTCTTCAGCAATTCGATTTATAGATTTTTCTTCTTTTTCATCTTCTGTTTTATCTTGAACTTCTTCATTTTCTTCATCTATATTTGATTTAATTTCAGATAATTCTTCTTGTAATTCAGATAATTCTTCTTTTAGTATATCGATTGTATTATCTTTTTCTTCACTTTCTTCATCTTCACTTTCTTCATCTTCACCATCTTCGGAATCTTCATTTTCATCTTCTGTTTCATCTTCAACTTCTTCATCTTCATCTTTTTCATCATATTCTTCAGATTCATCTTCACCATCTTCGGAATCTTCACTTTCTTTAGATTCATCATATTCATTATATTTATCCATGTATTTATCCATCATATCAAATAGTTCAGTGATAGTTAATTCAGCTACCATTTTTTCCTTACTATTTTCTTCTTCAGATTCTTGATTATCCATATTATCCATATTTATGTTATTGTTATTTAATTGTTTAGGGGTTTCGGTATTTTTAACGATATTTGGTATACCTGATATACTATATCCTGTAAGTTCTCCGTTTTTAACTTTATCCCATGTTTCATCTGTAAATTTAATACCAACCATCCATGTATTTTTAGGATATGTTTTAATATTACCGTTAACAGTTTCTACTTCTTTTTCTTCGGATGTAACCCATGATTCAACAACTGTACCTTTACTTTTTAGAGTTTCACCGATTGTTATTGGTGTCTCGTGCTCTGTATCTACTTCATCGTTATTTTTATTAATCATAAATTTATGAGCAGCATTTTGTATAACCCATGGGGGATATATATCACCTTCTTTATCTTTTTCAGGAACCATTGCTGGTGCATATGCTATTTGTTTTTCATATGATTTTATAGCATACTCATGTTCTTTTATTTCCATATCATTATCTCCTCCTTGTGATTTATATTCGAGGAATTCACTCCGATGAGCGGGATTTTTAACTGTACTTATAATTTCAACATTTAAATCTCTCCACACTTGTTTTGGGTTTTTTATTTTATCTTTATTATTATTAAACCATTCTTTCGCTTCTTCTTTAGATACTATATAATTATCCCAATCAATATCTCCGAATACATCATTAAATTTAACCATATCTTAATAATAAACGTATATTTGTTTAAGGTTTTATATCCTTAATTATATAATTACTATAATCTACATCTTCATCGAGTAATTGTTTGGCTACATCATAATTAATTGATTTAACTTTATTTAAAATATAATCTGGTTGTTCGAACAATTCATCTTCAAATAAAAAATCTAATTTTGTATTATAATATTTGTTACTATCATCTAATTTAATTAAATATATATCTTTTTCTATTTCTTTTACGATTTTATCTTTTTTTCTTATGTTATAGTTATCATTTAATTTTTTAATAGTAAAATAAATATTCATTCGTTCAATTTTATGTTCTGTGTGATTTTTAATTTGTTCAGTAAGTTCTGTGTGATTTAGTATAGTTAATACACGTAACATTGTTTACATATTATGTATAAACCCCTATAAGTGTTCTGGTTAGTAGAAGGGGTCGACCCAATCATTTCAGATTACAAGATTCTATCCAATCGTAATATGTTTTTAAACTCATGCTACCGCTCATTCTCTCTTTGATATGATTAAATGCATCTGTGCGTGTATCAAATTCATCTTCAATATTTTTTAACGTAGATTTAAAATCATCACCATCAAATTCATCCACAAATTCAGTTTTACGTTTACTCATATTTATATCAATATCATCATTTTCATCATCTTTTTCTTCAGTATTACCATCATTATCAATAATACTTATTGATTCATCTGTAATTTCATAATTAATACCTGATTCATTTAATTTTTTAGCTGTTTCTGCCAACTCTTTATAATATTGTATTTCTTCCGTATTATCATCATCTTTATAATCCCAATCAAATTTTTTATCATCATCAAACTCTTGGATTAAATCAGCATTTATCTTATCTTTTAATTGATTAAGTAGAGTGTAAACACCACGCTCCTTATAACTTTTACGTTGGGATTCATCTGTAGCTCTGTTCGTATTCTGAAAATCAAAACCAACATATGAAGGATTTACTTTAAACGCTGCTCCGAGATTTGAAATATGAAATTTATAACGTTCTAAAATTTTTAAATCATCGTAGTTGCTATCAAAGCTAATCCAATCATATTTACCGCTTGTTACCCCAAATTTGTTACGTTTACCTAAGTTTGCTTCTGTAAGATTATATACAAAATCGTTCCATTCCTCCGTATTCATCGGATTCGTTGGATGGGATTCAGTTTGCGTTAGTATCCCGCTTTGAGCACCTTCCTTCAAATCTAAAGCTTCTTTAATTATTAATTCATCTATAATTTCAATCACATCCTTTGATTTACTAACGGGGCTATCGCTATAAAAACTATCAGATGAAGATGAAAATTTAAAGTGAATAACATCATCTTTATCTATAAATTTACCACTATCTAAACCTGTTTTTTGTACATATCCATCAATAATTCCATTTTCGTTCGTATGTACATACATTGTTTCAGGGTTAGGTATAACTATTTCTCCAATTTCTTCATTATTATACCTATGTTTTACCCAAAAAGCATTACCTGTAACTGATATATCTCGAACGGTTTCTTCTATAGCTTGATTCCAATTTTTATTTAAAAATATATTATTTATTTTTTTATTTAAATCTTTATCAACTTCATCATCTGATTTAATTTTGTACTCGTATTTAGCTATATCTTTACTTAAGGTATCCACAAAAATTTGAACAACCATATTATCAGCGTAATCTTTTAATAATGATGGGTCTATATCCCACATTTTAACACCTTTTTTATTTTTTAATTGTTTTAATATTTTGTTTGGTGTTGTTTTACGATTAATATTTATATTTTTTTCAGCGAATGATTTATTATATGTATCATTATCTTGATTATAATCGGGTATATTATTATTACCTAACATATATAATATATTAACGTAAAATTGTTTAAGGGTTTATATTATACATTATTTTTAAATGTATTTAAATGATATTGTGCATCCTCGTAGGATTTACTACCTTTTAACACCAGTGTACCTGTATTATATACGCTCAAATAGTTACTATTATCATCAAAATTAATATTAGCATACCCTATGTTTGGTGTATAATCAACATATGCTTTATTTTTATACATATTACGTAATGTATCGATACCATTATATAAATCCAATTCATAATTAATTTTATCTTTTGTTATAATACTATTAACATTAAACTCCCACTCCCATTCGTTCGATTCATCGATAACATCTTTAAATATATTTTTTATATTTACAAATGATTTGTATGCTTTTACAATATTATCTTCTCTAATTATCATTGATTTACCACATAAGCTAACCATTTTATAATCATTTTTAAAATATATTTGAGCATTACGTGGTATTTTTTCATCATCAAATTCAATCTTAGATATTTTTGGATGTTTAAAATCACTCGCAAATTTTTGTTGTTCAAACTCAACTCGTTGATTTGTATTTTTACGATATACATATATAGTTCCTACCAAATTAACTACATTTATATCATACTGTTGTGCGTATTTTTCAGCATCTGATACAGATTGGATATTATTAATATTCACGGTTATATATTAAGTATAACCCCCTATAAGTGTTATGGTTAGGAGGGTCGACCCAAATTAACTATTGTTGGTTAAAGGATATCATATTTATATTAAAATCAACAGTAACAACACTATTAGTGTTATTTTGGGTATCAATAATAAATTTTTCATTGTTAAAATCATATTTCCATGATAGATTAAATTTAGTTAAATCTATATCATCACTAAGATATGAATTAAAACTGGGGATAACAAAATCACCATTATTGCGTTTAAAATCTATATCTATCGTTTTTTTACCAGTATCGATATCTTTTGTAATTTTTTTATTTATATAATCAATTTTATAATTTTGCGTTGGGTTAGCGATTGCTCTGGATATATCAACAACTTTTTCACTCATATTAGTATATATTAGTGTAAAATTGTATAAGGTTTTTATTAAAAAAATAGATAATAAAATAGTTTAACTATTTATATTATATCGCTCACAATACCGTATGAATACGCTTGGCTCCTCCGAAGGTATATCGCATCATTTAAGGTATAATCTTTACCTGCTTCCTTATTAGAATCATTTATCAACCACTTTGGTGCTTGAACGTTAAATAATAAACTATTACCGTTTTTTATACTGTTATCCGCACCAAAATCATTGATATTAATTATCGCATTTAGGTGATTAATATCAACGATACATTCATATGCAAAATATATATACTCATCTGTTTCAGCCCTATAGCCATGAATATATTTGTTGCATGTTATGTTATCTATTTGCTCTTTTAATTTGCTTTTATCATCGATTAAATGGTACGCTGATTTATATTCTTTGGTTAGCAATATATTACTACCTTTATCTGTATCCACCACCTTTAAATCGATTTTATCACCTGTTTTAGTGTTTATAAAATCAACTTTATTAACTTCATATTTTTCATCAATCATTTTTAAATCTAATTTTAGAGCACGATTAGCGTAATCTAACGCATATTCTGCCAGATAACCAGTATTATGGTTTTTAGCTAACTCATCTTTATCTTTATTTTTATCTTGCGTGCGTGTATTATATCTGCTTGCTTTTTTATTCAATTCTCTTTTCATCTTTTCAACTAATTCTGTGTTTTTCTTAAATCGAACAACGAAATCTATATCATTCATCGTTGTGGGGCTGTACGGTGTATTTACTCGTTTTTCAAACAGATTCTTTATATTATAATCATCCTGATACGTATGCTTATTAAATACTCTAACTACTCCGTTTTTATCTTGTGGTGCTGTGCAAATGTTATCGAGATATTTTTGTTCTATCATATTTTTATTTTTTTGGGCATCATCTTTTTCGTATTCTATTCCTGTTTCGTATTTTGTATTATTATTATTGTTTGAATTCATTGTTGTTATGTTTCGTGTGTTTTTTTGTTTTTATTTTACTTCACTATTCCATTTATATATACGGTACCTACCCCCTAAGGTTTTTGGGTCGACCCCCATGTATATATACACAATTGAATGGGTAAGGTGTTTCGGTTATTTACTCACCCAATAGTATATACGGTACCTACTCCCTAAGGTGTTTCGGTTATTTACTTACTTACTTACATATTGAGTTTTTAATCCTAATTTATCTCGTAACTCTTTTGTTACTGTTATTTTTGTTTTATTTTTATTAAACTGTAATATCGGTGATATATCAACATATTTTTGTAAATCATACTCATCATCAAATAAATCGGATATGTATTTGATATGTAACTCAGCGTATGTACGCTGGGAGTTAAAAAACCCAAGGATTGTTGTATCTAACCTATAATTATTTGCTTTATAATCATCAGCTAAATTATTTTTAGTGGTATTTATTTGATGATTATAATTAATATTATCAACATCAACAATATAATCTAAATTATGTTTATATCCGATTTTATTTAATTTACGTGTTAGGTATTTTTCATCTGCTATATCGCATTTATCTTGTATAACGGATTTAATTGTATAGTGATTAATTAAACTATTGTTATTGCAAACACTAACAATCATTTTTTCTCTTATATCCCATTTAGTAGTTTTACCTATTTTATTTTTAAAATCATCCCACTCTTTGATTTCATCATCAATATTTAAAACCAAATCAGATGGGATATCTATTTCATTATCATCATTAATTATCATTTTAGCTTTTTTGTTTGCGGGATTAACATCATTTTTAATATAATTAAATAATGCTTTTTTAACATCAATACGCTCTTTCCTATCTCTATATAACGAGTTAAATCCATTCTCAACCGATTTAATTACTAAATCCTTGTATTGGTTAATATCCATCTGGTTTTTAACTCTGGATGGTATATACACATTCATACGCTTATCTTTTTGTTTTTTTGCATATAGTTTATCACTCCATTCTATTTTATTAATTAATTTAGGGTTAATATCTTCATTTTTTAATTTAGTATCTATCTCATCTTCAAATTCTGCTAACATATCATTCAAATTAGAATTATACATCATAATCCATTCATACGCAACAATTCCTTGGGTGAATTTTTTGTTTTTGTTTTTAGCGATGCAACTAACACAATCTCGTATGTATTGTGGTACTCTAACTCTAATGATATCGCTTTCATCAGCATATATATTAGTTATGTTAACTCCTCTTTTTTTACTAACGTTATATTCATTTTTTATTGGCTCATCAACAGCTTCATCCGATTTTGATTTTAAGTATATCATAATTTTACTTTTTTGGGCTTTAATTTATTTATTTTTACTTCACTATTCTACCTCCATGTATATATACACACCCTACCCCGTAAGGTTTTGGGGTCGACCCCCATGTATATATACGTTGTTGGATAGGTAAGGTGTTTGGGTTATAATTTATCCCAACCCGTGATTATATATGATGCATTACCCCTCCAATATTTGTTATCATCTTCATCTTTTTTACATTTTTTACATACCTTACAATCGCTCCTACCATCAATTTTTGCGATATACGATGCTGTATTCCTGCAATTTTTACGTTTACATTCAAAACTCATATTTTATCACCTTCAATTACAAATTTTAAATCAGTTAAATTTGAATATGGGTTTGGCAAACTAACATTATTATTTTTAAAATCATCTACGATTGTTTTATTATCGATTATTATATTATCATCTTCATCTTTTAAGTACATCGATATTTTATGTATTTTAACATTTCCGATTAAATCATTATCTCTTGGTTCACGATACATATATGTATTACCGTTATAAACCGCTATAACTTTATTATTTACCTCATCTTTTGCTATTCTATTTAAATCGATTTCTGTTATATTTCTTATCATATTTGATTTAGTTTCGTGTGTTTTTTTTGTTTTTATTTTACTTCACTATTCCATTTATATATACGTTGTTGGATAGGTAAGGTGTTTCGGTTTAACCATCCACCTTCCTATGTATATATACGTTGTTGGATAGGTAAGGTGTTTCGGTTTAACCAT